GAGTGCTGAATACAGGTTGTCCATATTCATCAATGAAGCCTTCGTAATTCCATTCCATAGGAATAAACAAAGAATATAATCCTGACTTAGTCTGTCCATTTCTGTTTCGCTTTGTAACATCTGAATTATTATATAAGTTTTTAAAATTATCACCACCTTTATCTAACGCATTTGAAGTAGATCCCATCATACATTTACCAACTACTCTACTACCTAGTCTTAAACAAGTTTTTGTAACTCTCCAGTTATTTTTTATATTATCAGGCCTCTCCCATTTACCACTTTCATCGTGTACTAATAGCGAAAGCTTCTCACCATCATAACTATTATCACCAGTATTTTTCCAGTCAATAGTTGTATCAAGTCCTTCCATATCATCTTGCTCTTCACGTTCCCTCATTTTTTTACGAGTAAACTTTTTAGCAGGGACTCTATAAGCGAGTTCGGACTTTGGCCGGTCCATACCGTCCTGTATTGGCTTGAAGAAGAAAGGATAATTTAAACTAATTGGTACTACTTTGTCGGTGAACATTTTCTTTGCATCACTACCAGTTTTAGAAAGTATCCCAAATCTACTATCACTAGCTAATGTAGCTAAATTAACAGTTTCGGCTGAACTCATAAATGAAAAACCAGAACGTCTATTTTTTAAATAACACATTCCGTAACTTCTTTTATCTGCCTTACAAGCTTCCCAAAATATAAAGAAAAGTCTATTTGCTTCTCTATAATTTGGAGCCCCAACATCAATCTTACTCCATTGTAAGTACATATAGTGTGTACCCGTTATATATGTTGGCTTACCATTATTCATAAACCAAAAACCTTCTTCTCTTCTTCTAAACTCTTCGTCTATATAACCATAATGTTTTTCTTTAAAATCATCTGGATAATCTTGCCAATCAAATACCGTTTTAATTCTTTTAAAATCAGGATTAACTGGAAACTGTTTCCACTTCTGTTCTGACTTAACTTTACTACAAGAGTATATTTCCTTAGGTTGCTTAGGTAAGGCTATTTGAAAACCCTGTATCTCTAACACCTCGCCAATCTGCCCGGTTTTAGATATAGAAACTATATCAGCTTCTTTATTATAACCGTACTCCCATTTTTTAGACTTATTAAGCCTTTTAATGGTGTTTAATTTTATAGGCTCTACGACCTTAACTAATGTTTGTTCGTACATTATTTAGATCTTCCTTCTGCGAATCCTTTAAACTTGTTTTCTTTCTTTTCCTCAACCTTACCCTCTAACATATTCTCTTCTTCGTGGATTCTGTTTAATATTTCGAATGCATCAAATATAGCTAACTTTTTTGTAGCTGCTGCATTCTTTAATCTATCTGCTGATATATCTTCGTCTGAATCAACTATCTCTTCTCTAGCAACTTTAATTAGCTCTTCAACCGCTTTGTGCCCAGCTTGGATTATATTCCTTTTCGTTTCCTTGATATTCATATTTAATTGTAATAAATTTATTTAAAACTCTATATAATCTTTTACCTTCTATAATGAATTCATATTCACTATTAGGTGTAAAACCAACTAATTCATTTTTATTAAATGTACCATCAGAGTATTTTATAATACCAACTAATGATTGCTCTGATTCGTTAGTTAATTTATTATCAGAAACTATAGGTTGAACAAAACTATATCCTGGTGTAGCTTTCCATTCTTTTTGTTTATAAAGAAAAATTTGATCTTGTGATATTATATACTTATCTTCTTTCCAATAAGATCTACTATTTCTTTCTCTACCTTTAACATCATGCCATCTTCTAAATATATTATGATGTACTATTATTTCATCTCCCTTATTTATAGAGGTATTAAATAGTATTGGAGTCTCTAGAACTAAAGCTAATCTGTTTATAAACTGATGGTTAAAAATTTCAGTATTAAGTATTAATTCTTTACCATCAACTTTTTTAGAATTATTATATCTCTCACCTATAGGTGACACTATAAAATCTTTATAAGCTTTCATTAGTATTCTAAGTTATACTCAATAGATATAGCCATGTTTTTATTGAAATCTTTCCACGGTATAACTGTATCACCTTTTCTTATGTATATACAGTACTTATCTTCTTCTTCTATTATATCACAGATTTTATGACCGCCATATACTTCCTGATCAACGGCATAATGCATAGAATCATTCTTGTAATCTTTACCTATAGTTATTTTTCTTATGATATTATTTTTCATCTTTTGGCCAGTTTATGGTTCCATCTGCTATATTAACATCATTAGATCCATATTCTTTATTAAGTAAGTCTTGAAACTCTATAATTTTCTTTTGTGATAATCCTAATTCGTGTAATAGATTATGTTTCTGTCCTTCTAATTTACCAATATTGAATTGAACATTATTTATTACGTTTACTATTTCTTGTAATTGTTTTAAATGTTCCTCAGATATTTTGTCTACTTTTGGTTTTAAGTCAACCAACTTTTCTTTATTTCCCATTATATTTAATTTAATTTAATTTAATTTTTATTTACAAGCCTCTGGCGTTGGAGCTACAATTCTTCCATTTGCAATTATTATAGCAAAATAATTGGTTCCATTTTGTGTTACCTTATAATTACCATTTGGCAAATAATAGTCCTCATGAGCTCTTTTTCGCGTGAAAACGTGTGTACCAGCTATCGCGCCTCCTGAAGCTGAAATACCCGCGTTTGTTGCATTATGATAGTAAGTTTCCGTAACCTGACCATTGTGAACATCACAAGGGGGCCCAGAAGGTACAATAAGTGAACCACTTATAGCATGAAAACCATCTGCGTTTCTATATTCTTTAGCTCTGCTTGCAACCCTAGCTTTACTTTTACCTCTAGTATGACCTAAACTAAAATTATTACCTAATGCCATTAATACCCGAAATAAGCTATTATACCACCATCTAAATCTTGGGCTTGTAAAGAAATCTCCGTCCATCTTCCATATATAGTTAGACCAGCTGGAAATTTTGTGCCAACTAATACAGCCTCACCGTTACCACCGGTATTTGTATTTGTTACGCCAAAATAAGCATTGTTGCTTTCAGTACCACTATATACTAATGAGTTTTTAGATGTGTCAACTTTTAATTCATCAAATACTATATCGACACCAACCATTGTTATAGCTGTAATAACCATACCATCAGGTGGTGTTAACGCCGTGTTGTGATCAGTACCCATAAACGCACTACCTAATTGTCCGAAGTTATAAGCAACTCCTTGTGAATTTATTCCCATAATTATTTATTATTTATTTGTTGTTGTTCATTTTTCTTAGACGATCCGCCGAAAAAGAAATCGACAACCGTATTTACTTTAGCACTCATAGCGCCGAATATTGTTGATATAAAGCTTATTTCAAATTCTCCTAGGTCTATATCACCCATCATGAAGAATCTAAACATTACGAAACTTAAAGCAAAATATGCTATCGTGAAGAGTGAGGCAAGTATCTTTTGAATAAGCGCATCGTCTTTATACATATCTCTAGCGCTCTTTCTGTCTTCGACTTCTTTCGCGAAAGCTTCAGCTTCGGCTTCGAGTAATAATCTTTTAAGCGCGAGTTTGGCTTCATCTCGCTCTTTGTCTGTTGTAATAACTTTATCAAGTATTCCTTCTGCATTTTCTACTACTTTACCGAATAAGCCACCTACTAAATTTTTTATCATCTTTCATTATCTTTTATCATATCATCGATAGACTTATTCATGACCTTATCGGTATATGATTGGTTAGTAAAAAACACACTTCTTTCCGAAGTAGGTATATCTTCTTCCCCTAAAAGTATTCGATATATTCTACTAATTAAGTGTGTACACTTAAAGGAGGTTTTGAATACTGAGTATTTGATGGTTGTTCTGTTTCTGTGTCTCCACGTTTCTATCCAACCATTCCTCCTTAATTTCTCCCAACGGTTCTTATCCCAACTCATGGTATATGTTCCGTCGATAAATTCTTGACGCGTAAATCTTCCTTTACAATCTAAATAAATAAGAAGTTCTAAATCAGCGTCTGTTAACCCGTAAGTTTTACAGGCCCATTTACGAACGAGCCTGTAATACTTAAGGATTTGTAAATCACGTAAATCGTGACTAGTTAATCTCAACAGTTATTAGTCGTTAACAACAGTTGTAATTACGTGTATTCCTGATATTCCATCAATCCCAACACCATTTACCGCATCGAAAACGTCTATCATAGCAGAAGCATGAGGTTGACCATTGATCTTATCAACTAATGCTTTGTAAACATCTTTTTGAGTGTTTGCAGTAGTTATATCTATAACTACAATATCTGGGTTATTGTCAACTGCACCAGCAGCTGCTCCAGCTCCAGCTGCTATAGCTGCCATAGGAGTAAAGAATAGAGAAAACTTACTGTCATCATCAGTAATAGTTCCAGTAGCGTCAGTATCACCAGCAACCATACCTCTCAAGGCAGACACTGGGTACATAACAGAACCTGTCTCGTTATCATGATCTTCAGTTAAAGTCGAAGACTTTCTAAAATATAAAAATTTTTCCATTTTAATTTTTTTTTAATGATTAATAATTAATTTTTGATTTTGTGTTTATTGTTTATGGTTTATAGTTTACGTATAATCTACTTTAATAGTAATTACACGTTTTTAGCGAATAGTAATTATTCTACTATAACTATATCTCTAGCACGTATTACCCTGTACATACTATCATTATAACTAATATCATGACCAGCAACAGCATCATAGTATATGCTATCCCCAGTTTTAACCACTTCCACCATATTCCCGGCAGATATGATATTAGCCTTTTTGTATCTATTAGTTTCATCTGTTTCATCTGTTAATATAAAGCCACCAACTTTTTTTGGTCCTTCTTTTATTATATCTACTATTACGTAATCGTTAACCGCCTTCATTTACTCTTATATTTGAGATTACACAATCTGCTGACATAATAGTTAATGCTACACTTACAGCATTTTTAAGTGCAGACTTAGTTACAAGTACAGGATCTATAATTCCTTCACGTACCATATTAGGAAACGTTCCATCTATTACGTTACAACCATAACCTTCTTTTAGATTACTAGGATTCATCATTAATCCAGCATTGTCCATAATTACTTCAAATGGAGAAGATAAAGCATTAAGTAATACTTCACCAGCCTTGCTGGTCGAAATTTTTTGAGATGCATTTAGTAATGCAATACCACCACCTGGTACTATACCTTCTTGTAATGCGGCTTTAGTTGCATATATAGCATCTTCAACTCTATCTTTCTTTTCTTTTAGTTCAACTTTAGAATTAGCGCCAACACGTATTATACCTACACTACCTGATAACATAGCTAATCTATCTTCAAGTTTCTTTTTAATAAAACCGTTTGATTCCTCGGTTAAATGTTTGTTTAACTCATCTATTCTATCTTCGATACCTTCAGTCATACCTTCTAGAGTTAGTACAGTATTTTTATCATCAGTTATAGCAAACTCAGCTTCACCTAAATGTTCTGGTTTCATAAGATCTAAATCATCACCAAGTTCTTCATTTAGAACAGTAGCTCCAGTAAGTATAGCTAGATCTTCAGTGGCATCTTTTTTAGTAGGACCAAAGCCTGGTAAATCAATAACGTTAACCTTTATAGTGCCTTTTACTTTATTCATTAGTAAAGCGGCTTTAACTTGTTGTGCTACTGGTGCTACAATTAATAAAGCTCTGTTATTTTTAATAACATATTCTAATATTGACTGAATCTTACGAACATTAGGTATTTCAGATGAACATATAAAAACTAGTGGTTTGTCTAATTCACATGTTTGTTTTTCAGTATTGGTGACAAAATGCGGTGATGTTAAGTTACAATCAACTTTAACACCATCAACCACGTCAACATATGTATCTTCAGATTCGCTTTCTTCCATAAGTACTACACCATTTTTACCAACTTTATCGTAAGCTTCAGCTATAATAGCTCCTAGCTCTTTATCGTTGTTACAAGATATAGCACTAACAGATTTAAGCATATCACCTTCTACATCAATAGCTATATCATTTAAATAGCCAATGACACTATCTAGTGTTTCTGTTACTCCATCTTTAATTTCTCTGATTGTAAGACCATCTGCGATCGCAGTGTCTACTTGCTTGATTATTGCTTCAGCTAGTACTGTAGCAGTTGTTGTGCCATCACCAGCATCTTTTACTGTATTTCTAGCAGCTTCTTTGATTAAGGTCGCGCCCATGTTTTCGACCGGGTCATATAAGACTACGCTTTCTGCAACGGTTACTCCATCTTTTGTAATGACCGGCTTGCCTCTGCCATCTTCGTAAATAACGCATTTACCTGATGCGCCTAATGTTGATTTAACAGCTTGGGCTAACTTATTAACTCCGGTGATAACTCTATCTTTAGCTTCACCACCGAAGTCTAAGTTCTTAACCAATTCGCTTGGTAAGTTGTATTCCATAATGTATTTAATTTAATTAGATTATATTTATTGTAGATTTAAAGTTCTACTTCTTTTTTCTTTTGTTCGCCATATGTTGAACTGCATGAATAGCTTCTGTAGCTTTTTCAAAATCCTTTATTTTACCAACATCTGTAGGGCCGTCTCCCGAAAGTGTCTTTAATTGTTGTTTAGAAATATACTTAGATACCGACTTTTTTCTCTTTTTAAATTGCTCAGGAGTCTCATGTTTTAACGGCTTTATATCCTTTGTGGAATAATATTTGCCTTCACCTTTAGTCCCAATAGTGGTGTC